CAACACCTATTACAAATTTTGATGATCGTAATAGAGAAAGCTACATAGCAAGATCAGGCGGTATTGGTTCTATAAAACCAATGGGCACTATAGTAGATTACAATTTAGGTCGAGGCGGAAGAGATCCATCCATGATAGGTGGATTTGGTTTGGGAGCACTAGAACCTGTGGTTGAAGTACCTACAGGCGGACCTGTAGGCATGTTTGGTGAAGATCGTTCTGACACAACACTAGACATGTTACTAGATGATGTTTTAGACAAACAATATAAGCCTAATCCAATAACAGAACAAGGTTTAGTAAAACCAGCAAACTACTTTTTACCTTTTAATTTACTTCAAGACCCTACAGCTGATGGCGGTATTATAGATTTTTTTAGTAGAAAACTTTTTGGCGATGATGATCCAGAAAATGATTATCTTTATCCTGAAGAACGAGAAGAATTGGAAGAATTTAAAAAACTTTATCCTGATGGATTACCAACCAATGAGAATAGGTATGGAACATTAGAAGCTAGGGCAGACACTTACACACTACCAAATTTATTACAAATGTTAGAAGATGCAAGAGATGCAGGCAATGAAGATGAGATAGAACTATTAACAAACGACTTGGAACTATTATATCCAGGTGCTACAATGACAATGGTTGGATAATATGGGATTTTTTGATAAAGCAATAAAAAATATAGTTAAGAAAGCAAAACCAATACTACCTGTTGCAGCGATGTTCGCTGCACCATACCTTGCGCCAAAACTAGGTGGATTTTTAGCAGCTGGTGGCAAAGGTGCAGGTTTAGGTAGCTTACTTAGTGGTTATGGCGCAAAATTTGGTGCAATGCCAATGTTACTCAAAGCACCAGTCACGTCTGGTTTAACAAGTTATGGTTTAGCGAAACTTTTAGGACAAAAAAATCCTGAACGTGCAGCATTATATTCTGCATTAACAGCTGTACCGTTTTCTTTTATGAAAGCAAACGCGATGGCTAATGCACTAGGTCCCGATGTAAGCGCAATGGATTTACTCACAGCGCCAGGTGGACAACCGATTACACAAACAATACCACGATTTGGTATAGAAGGTGGTTCAATGGATGTTGTTAGGGATAAACTACCTCTAAACGTTATGCCTAAAGTTCAACGACTTGGTGAAACTACTAGAACATTATCACCAGGCATGAGCCTTACAGATTTATTTACTAAACAACAAGCTGGAAAAACTTTTTTAGGAACACCTTTTGCAAAGGGTGATTTTGATATAATGTCTGGATTGCCTTTACTTGCAGGTATTACGGGTGGTATGCCAACTGACGATCAAACACGTGAGATGATGCGTCGAAGAGAAAAAGAAAGAATGAAACAATTGTATGAGGATATGACTAATCCTTATTATAGTTATGTGCCTAGTGAATTTAAGTTTACGCCTTACGAAGCAGGCGGCGAGGTCAGTGGCCCAGGTGGTCCAAAAGATGATGCAATAAATGCGAAGTTAAGTGATGGAGAATTTGTTATGACAGCAAAGGCTGTTGAAAACTTTGGTAACGGTAGTAGGATGCAGGGTGCAAAGAAGATGTATAAAATGATGAACGCGCTTGATCCTGAGTCTGAAAAACCTTCGGAAGCCATGGTATAGTAAATGGATTGGAGATTTTTCGAAGAGAAAGATCTTCATTGGATTCAAAAAGTAAGCAAAGACTTTTTACAAGAATCTCACTGGGGGAATGAAGTGGAGATAAACGAAGAAAAAGTTAAAAACTATTTCTTCGCGGCAATGAATAAACCAAACATGTTTGGTATCGTTGCCACAAAAAAGGAAGAACCAATAGGTTTCATGATAGGATGCATATTGGAGTTTCCTTATAGTAAAGATACTTTTAGTAGACAATTGGAACTATATGTAGTTCCAGAGGAGCGAGGTAAAATGACTGGTATACAACTAATGAAAAAGTTTGTAGATTGGTCAAAGATGAATAAAGTGAAAGAGGTAATATTAAGTGTCTCTGAACAAGTAGGCAGTTTTGATAAAGTTGCAAAACGTTTAGGGATGGAAAAAATTGGAACAAATTATAGGAGAGTATTTTGAGTATACCAGGATTAAGTGATGCAGGCGATCCGTCAGGAACCCAGTTTCAAACGACGTTTCAACGTGAAGCGCCACAGATTGAAGCACGTAAGCTACAGCTTATGGATACAGCGTCAGATTTTGCAAAAAGCCCTGTTGGTATTCCTACACAAGAAGTTGTAGATTTTACTGGTTTACAAGATGTTGCTTTTGACAGAACTCGTCAAGGTATTGGAACTTTTCAACCATATTTAGATAGAGCAACCACAGAATTATTAGGTACCACAGCTGCTTATGATCCTATGTCGTACCAACAATATATGAATCCGTATCAAGATGAAGTCATAGCTGGTATAGAACAACAATTTCAAAAATTGCAAACTCAAGCTGATGCACAAGCTGTATCAACTGGTGCTTTTGGTGGCGCTAGACAAGGTGTGCAAACAGCAGAATTAGGTGCACAACAAGCACAAGCCGTTGGCCAAGCACAAGCGCAGAATTATCAACAAGCACAGCAAATGGCACAACAGAATTTTCAAAATCAAATGCAAAGACAAGCACAAGCATCACAAGGTCTTGGAGCTCTCGGCGCACAACAACAAGCATTGCAACAGGGGGATATTGCATCTGCTATGTCAGCTGGTTCAGTACAGCAACAACGTCTACAACAAATACAAGATGCAGAGTATCGTCAAAAAATACAGCAACTTTATGAGCCATTTCAACGTCTTGGTTTTGTTAGTGATATTTATCAAGGTATGCCTTCAAGCGGCATGGCTACAACAATGGGCACTTCACCAACGGTCAACCCATTAGCTCAAGCTGTAGGTACTGGTATTCAAGGATTGGCTGCATACGAAGCGTTAAAGAGTTAGGGTCTCATGGTTAGTGCAATACTAAGACCTTTATTTCAAAGAACGGCTAGAGGTTTCAATACACCGCAAGGTAGAATGTTTGCTCTTGGGACAGCACCTTTGATGGTTGATTCAATCACAGACACTGGTAACATTACGCCTGCAGATTTTCAAGATGATGTAACAGCTGATATAAGTACAGAAATAGACGTTACAGCAAAAGATCCTACACCAGAAGGACCTGTTGATACAGGTGGTCCGTCAATAGACAAACAAGTAGAATCAACAATTGAAGAACAAAAGAATGAACAAGCTAACACGTCTAACCAAGGTGCTGGTGTAGAAACAGATAATTTTCAATCAAACGATGTACAAAATGATGCAGCTATTGCAAACTACATAGACAATGACAGTGTGCAAAGAATAAACAATTACAAAGATGTTATTAGACAATTCATAGGTGATTCGTCTGGTGATAAACTACAAAAAGTTGCACTATTAATGCAAATAGGATCTTCATTAATGTCAGGTAGGACAGATCAACCAGGTCTTAGAGGTTTCTTTGATGTGGTAGGACAAACAGGACAAAGAACTGCGCCACTACTATTTGAGATGGGTGTAGAAAAAGCAAAAGCTGATCGTGAAATAGGAGCTGCTGCATTAGATTTATACTTTGAACAAATGGAAGATATGCAGGATAGAAGTGGTCCATACGTCATGGTATATCAAAATTACAAAACAGAGGATGACGGTAGTTTATCTTTGGATGCAAAAGGTCAACCAATCAAATTAGAAAAACCACTTAAGGTACTAACAGTAAAAAGAACAAGCCCAGAAGAAAGTAAATTTTATGGATTCAATCAAGCGTATGGTTTTGATGTATTTAGTTTTGTTGAAGCTGGTGAAGGTCAAGATGCATTTGGATTAAATTATGCTGATGCAGTAAACGTAAAAGGTGATGCAGCTTCTGATGCTCAAGTAGGATACGCACAATACGTTAAACGTGGATTGATACCACTAGCAAATGAAATTATACCACTTATTATTGAAAGACCAGACTTAATTGGTGCATCTGGTGAAATAGGAAAAATAGTAGGACCAGCAGCACAGGTATTTGAAGAATTTACTGGTAATGTTATTGCAGGTGAATTTGATTCTCCGGATCCTACAGGTTCAGGGTTTGCTGTTCGTGAAACAGCAAACGGCACGATGAATATAGGTGGTGTAGAAGTACCTGTATTTATTGATAGAGAAAACAAATATGGTGGTAATGGATTAACACAAGATAGATACGGCACAGCTTTAGGTGGTGATGATTACGGTGTAGATACCAACGGTAATCCAGCAAGAGCGTACGTTGTTGCAGACACATTTACAAAACTTTTACAATCTGGTGGTGAACGATCTGTATTAGAAACATTTGAAACAACTTTAGGTTTGATGTTAGCAAGAGATAGACAGCCAACTGGTCGTATGTTAGCAGACGTTTTACGTAGATCATTTGAAGATGTAAGACTAACAGGTATTGGTGGTCGTACAACAGACAAAGCGATTATACAAAACTATGTAAGAATATACAATCAACTATATAACAACATGGCTGGAGCGTATACACTTGCTGGTTACGACAAAGAAAAACAACCAGAATTCTTTACAATAGAAGGATCTAAAAAATTAGAAAATGCATACTACAATTGGTTATCAAACAATCCAGAAGAGCGAGCACTTAATCTTGATATATCAGGTGGCATGGGATACGCAGATTGGATGAAAAGTTTTGAAGGTAATATACAAGTAGACCACAATGAAAATATGAAAAAAAGTGATACAACTTATGAAAGTATATTAAATAAATACGGATTAAATTAATGGTAGATGTAACAACAAAACAATTTGAAAAAGCAGCATCACAATTAGATGCAAAAGATAAAAAGTTTGTAAGTAAAACTGAAGGTGGTGTACCTGTAACAAAAGCAGAAGAAATAATTGGTAAGAATAGAAAATCAATGGAACCTGTTGCAGAAGCTTTTTCTGCACCATTTCAAATGCTTGGTAATCTTTTATTGCCTGGTAAACCTTTTGGTAAATCAAATCCTTTTGTTGCATCACAAAAAGAATTAGATGCACGTGCCATTGAATTACAAAACTTAAAAGCATATAGAGAAAAAAGAGACACAGTGCGTGATAATGTGGTTAACATTATTCACCGCGCAAAAGAAAAATATCCTGACATGAATCAACAACAAGCAGCTGAGCTTGACGCTGACATACAAGCGTACATTAGATCAATGGGTTTATCACAAAAAGATTTTACAACGATAACACCAAGCACGTTACTTAACGAAGACGAGTTTGGTTTGTATACATCAACACCAAACCCTTATCCCGTTGTTGAGGCTGGACAAGAAATGGTTGCAGGTACAATTGGTATGTTAAAAGGATTTAAGGCTGGACCCGTCCTTGTTGATGCTTTCGGTGATTCATATAGATACGGAACAAAAGGTATAGGAAAAAGATTTATGGCTGGCATGGCACGTGGCGGCAAGGTTCCAGGACCTTGGTGGGCAAAAGCATTAGGCGCTGTCATTGGTGGTGCCATGGGTGTAGGCGTAGCTGATTATGGTTATGAAATTCAGTTAGACATAATGAACAAAGCTGGACAAGCTAAAAAGTTTTTAAAGAATAGTGACAATCAAATGTTAGAGTTGATGTCAGCTGCAATACCAGAAAGATTAACATTTGGTCCTGAAGGCATCAATCGTCCTGATCAAGTAACAAGAATTAAAGGTGCGTTAAAAGATGCAGCAATTGACGCTGGCATATCTAGTATATTCTTTGGTGCAAGACCTGCATACTATGCAACAAGAAGATTTGTTGGTGGTAATATATTTGGTATGTTTAAACCAAGAGCAGGATCTAGAGTTCCTGCTGGTCAAGAAGTATTAGATGCAGAACAAAGATTATATCAGTCTGGTAAATTTTCTACCATGATGCAAGAAGATCCATTGACAAAAGAATTTGTAGAAACAGCAATTGGTGGGCGTATGCAAAACATACAATTAAATATTCCTTTAATAGGTAATATTTTAACAAGATTAATGCGAAGCCCTGTCTTTAATTTTTTAAGTCCAGCAGAATTAAAAACACCATTAAAGCAAATTGGAGATATAATACCACCAACACAAAGAATGATTGGCACAAATGTGCAACGATCTGATGTTGGTTCTCCTATGCTATCAGGTTTGATGAAACTTCTTGGACGTGCACCAGTCATAGGTACAAAAATATATAGAAACAAAGCAGATCAGATGAATGCGTACATGGATCTTGGTGGTAGTATAATACAAAAATTAACTTTTGCACCAATATTAAATGTTAGTGAACATGGTGCAAGAATTGCAGGATTAGGTGGTGCAGCAGCAAGAGGATTTAGAGACGCAGCTGCAGAAAAACAACAATTACTTTTAGAAGCATCAAGAAAATATGGTGCTGTCGTGGATGATTCGACATTAGTTAATGAAGCAAAAAGAATATTTCAAAGAGGCACAGCGCAAAGACAGGTAGCGCCAACAGATCAAGGTACAACTGTGATTGGTAAAGCAGTTCCAGAACCTTTTCTTGATTTCTTAAAAACACAAATTATAGATCCAGGTGTTGCAGGTGCTAGAACGATAGAACAATACTATGGTCTTCGTGATCAAATGGACAAACTATATAATAAGTTTTTGAAAAATGCTGACGGTGAAAGTCAAGCTGATATTTTAAACATATACAAAGCATGGGAAGCTGACATTGGTAATTTATCAAAGTCAGGAATACCTGAAGTAGAAAAACTATGGCGTGATTATGAAAAGTTTGTAAGCAACGGCATGTTGATGTTCACTACAAAAGCAG